TTCATCTTCTTCGGTTACGAGCCGTCCAAACGCAGCGTGGTGATCGGACCGGTGCGGCTGAGCCAGAAGGGACGAGGCGAAGCGCCGCACCTGCTGGAATACGGCGGAACGGGCACGGTCCAGCGCAAGGGCAAACGCAGACGGGCGAAGATTCGGGCCAGACCGTTCATGGCCCCGGCCGCAGAGAAGGAACACCCCAAGCTGCCCGCCATGTGGCGGGACAGCGTTCGATAAGGAGATCGAAGCATGTCGCAAGAATTCCTGCTGGGCATGAATGCCAAAATCTACCAGGGCGCTGCGGGCGGCGCACTGGCGACGCTCACCGAGATGGCCAACGTCAAGGACGTGACGCTCAGCCTCGAGGCGGGCGAGGCCGACGTTACCACCCGCGCCAATCAGGGCTGGCGGGCCACGGCTCCTACGCTCCGCGAATGCACCGCCGAGTTCGAGATGCTCTGGAAGCCGGGCGACGCCGGGTTCGACGCGGTGAAGACCGCGTTCCTGACCTCCGGCAGCATCCGCCTGGCCGTGTTGACCGGCGACCGCGCCGCCTCGGGCACCGAGGGACCGCTGGGCGACTTCAGCATCACCAACTTCAGCCGCAATGAGCCGCTGGAAGAGGGTGTGACGGTCAGCGTGACCGCCAAGCTCGCCGTGTTCGCCGAATGGGTGGAGGTCGCCTGATGTCTTTCGGCATGGGCCAAGAACGTCACTCGTGACTCGCAGTTCTGTCAACCAGACGAAGCACACGGAGGTGCTCTGAATGAAAACGTTCACTGATGCAGCCGGTCGGACCTGGACCATCAGCCTCAACCTCGGCACCGCGATGGCGGTCAAGGGCAAGTTGGACATCGACCTGCTTCAGCCGGAGGCCGGCGACCCGCCTCTGCTGACGCGGCTGGGCACCGACGAGATGCTCCTGGGCGAGGTGCTCTGCGCCCTGCTCGAAGGGCAGTTCGAGACGCACAAGGTCACGGCCGACGACGTGCGGTCGGCCTTCGACGGCCAAACGCTGCTGGCGGCGCAGAAGGCCTTCTACGAGGAGCTGATCGGTTTTTTCCAGAGTCGCGGCCGCAACGACCGGGCCAAGGCGGTCGCCAAGCAGATGGCCATGATCGACGCGGCCGTGACGGCCATCGAGACGCGGATCGACGGGATCGACGTCGACGAGACGATCCGTGGAGCGATGTCTGGCGCATCGCCGGATCGCTTGGCGTAGACCCTCGGCCGCTGACGCTGCGGCAGTTGCTGTGGATGGCCGAGGGCCTGGGCCGCGAACGCTGGGCGCACACGTCGATGGTCTGCTGCCTGATCGCCAACGCCAACCGCGACCCCAAGAAACACCGACCCTTCAAACCCGACGACTTCAATCCGTATGCCGAGCGGTCGCGTCGCAGTGACGTGATCGAGGTCAACGCCGAGACGATCGGCCTGATGCGAGCGGCCTTCATCGGCAGCCCCGAACCTCAGAAAGGATGCTGACATGGACTGGAACGGAATCTGGCAGGTCATCTGGAACGTGCTGAACAGCCCGGCCGTCATCGCGGTGCTGGCCGGCGGTCTGCTGATCGTGCTCAATCGGCTCTACGCCGCCAAGCCGACGTGGCAGGCGTTCGAGGGCACGATCATCGCGGCCGTCAAGTGGGCCGAGAAGGAGATCCCGGACGACACGCCCAACAAGGCATTCAACCGCCTCAACGCGGCGCTGAACTACGTGCTCAAGGTCTACCAGGAGGCCCGGGGCAAGCCCGCCGATGCCAAGACCCAGGCCGAGCTGCGCGAGGGCATCCAGATCGTCCACGCCGAACTGGAGGCCTCGGGCAACCTCGACAAGCCCGCGCCGACGGAGGGCTGACCATGCAGTGGCTCATCAGCCTGATCGTCGCCGTCCTGCGTGTCCTTCTGCCGTGGGCCGTGCAGCAGTCGCGGCCCACGGCGGAGGACGCCGACCCGGATCGGCAGACCCGTGACAAGCTGCGGGCCAAGGTCCGCGAGCACTGGGGAAAGCCATGAGAGCCGCCAAGATCGAACTCTACCGCGATGGCCGGGGCGAATGGCGTTGGCGTCTGCGGGCGTCCAACGGCCGCATCCTGGTCGACAGCGGCGAAGGCTATCGACGCCGCGCCTCGGTCCACCGCGCCATCGAATGTACGCGGGTACTGCTGTGCGCAGATGTGCCCGTACAGGAGGTGCAGAAATGATCCGCAAGCTGATTCCCTTCCTACTGCCCATCCTGCTGCTGACCGGCTGCGGCGGCGGCACGCTCTTCACCCGGACGATCTACGTGCCGCACGGCACGCCCGTGCGCCTGCGCGAGACGGTCAAGGACGCCAAGGTCTGGGTGAAGGACGCTGACGGCAAGCCCATCGCGGGAAAGATGGACCTGCCCGAGGGCTGGTACGCGCTGCCGGTGGATGACGAGGAGTAACCACACTTGGCATCGACTCAGGGTATCCGAGCCGGCCGAGCGTTCGTCGAGCTATTCGCCGACGACAGCAAGCTCGTGCGCGGGCTGCGCCGGGCGGAGAAGAAGCTCAAGGCGTTCGGCGATGGCGTCCGCAACCTCGGCCTGAAGATGGCCGGGCTGGGGAGCGCCATCGCCGCGCCGCTGGTTGCCTCAGGCAAGGCCTTCGGCGACTTCGAGACCCAGATGAAGATGGTCTCGACGATGCTCGACGAGCCGGAGAAGTACATGGATGCCTTCAGCCGGGGCATCCGCAAGCTCTCCGTCGAGTTCGGCGAGAGCACTGATGTCTTGGCCAAGGGCCTCTATGACCTGCTGTCGGCGTCGGTAAGCCCGGCCAAGGCGCTGGAGGTGCTGGCCGTGGCCACGAAGGCGGCCAAGGGCGGCATGACCGACACGGCCGTAGCCGTTGACGGCCTGACCAGCGTGCTGAATGCCTTCCAGATGTCGGCTGGGCAGGCGGGGCATGTCGCCGATGTGATGTTCCAGACGGTCAAACGCGGCAAGCTGACGTTCCCCGACCTGGCCGCCAACATCGGCAAGGTCGCCCCGATGGCGCGGGCGGCGGGCATGTCGATGGAAGACATGATGGCGGCCATCGCCACGATGACCCGCCAGGGCCTCAGCGCCGAGGAAGCGACCACGCGCCTGGTCAACATCCTGAAGGCCGCTCCGGACCAGGCAGGCAACATCGCGGCCCTGATCCAGAAGTACGTCGGCAAGAGCCTCTCGGAGATTCAGGTCGACTTCCCCGAAGTCCGCGCCGCCGGCGGTATCGCGGCGCTCGCCGCTGACATGGAGGGCTTCAAGCAGGACTTGGAGTTGATGCAAAACGCCGCCGGCAAGGCGGACGAGGCGTTCGCGCGGATGACCGGCGGGCTGTCGGGCGAGCTGAAGAAGGCCAGGATGGCGGTGACCGACCTGATGGTCTCGGTCGGCCAGGCGCTCGCTCCGACGCTCAAGGCGGCGGGCGAATGGTTCAAGAAGGTCGTGCTGGCGGCCGGCGAGTGGGTCAAGCAGAACCAGCAGATCATCGTGACGGTCCTGAAGGTCGCCGTCGTGATCATCGCCGTGGGCATCGCCTTGGTGCTGCTGGGGACGATCATCTCCGGGCTGGGCTCGATGCTCGGGGCGCTGATCACGGTCATCACGACCGTCGGGGTGGTGCTGAAGGTGCTGGCGGCGGTGATCGCCTTCCTGGTCTCGCCGATCGGGATCGTCATCGCGGCCCTGGCTGCGCTGGGCGCATACCTTATATATGCGACCGGGGCCGGAGCAAAGGCGCTGGGCTGGCTGGGCGAGAGGTTCGGCGTCCTCAAGGATGATGCGCTGTCAGCCTACCAGGGCATCGCCGATGCGCTTGCCGCCGGCGACATCTCGCTGGCGGTGAAGATCCTCTGGCTGACCATGAAGATGGAGTGGACGCGGGGCGTGAACTTCCTGGAGAAGGCGTGGCTGAACTTCCGCAACTTCTTCATCAAGATCGGCTATGACGCCTGGCACGGCCTGCTGGCCGTCGCGGAGATCGTCTGGCACGCCCTGGAGGTCGGCTGGATCGAGACCACGGCGTTCTTCTCCAAGCTCTGGACTGACTTTACCAGCTTCTTCGCCCGCACGTGGGAGTCCATCAAGGCCGGCGCGAAGAAGGCGTGGAACTGGATCAAGAGCCTCTTCGACGACTCGGTCGACCTCGAGGCCGAGAACAAGCTGGTCGAGCAGGAGAAGCAGGCCGCCATCGCCAAGATCACCGACGAGCAGAACCGCAAGCTCGCGGAACGCGAGGCGCAGCGACAGGCCGAGCGCCAGCGCGCCGCCGCCGTTCACGAGGCAACGCTCGGGGAGATCGGTCGGCAGAACATGGAGAAGCACCGCGAGCTCGACACCGAGTACGCCAACCGCATGGCCGAAAACGAGCAGGACCTGGCCAAGGCGCGCAAGGAATGGCGCGATGCCATCGAGTCGGCCAAGAAGAAGCGCGAGGCCAAGGAGGCCGAGCCGGGGCCGGAGGGCCTGCAAGGCCCCGACGACATCATCAACAAGGCCCGCGACGCCCTGGCCGGCCTGGGCGACATCGGCGACATGGTCGGGGCCGAGGCGGCGAAGATCGGCGTCAAGGGCACGTTCAACGCCGCCGCCGTGCGTGGGCTTGCCGCCGGGGACGCCGCCGACCGGACGGCCAAGGCGTCCGAGGAGACAGCCAAGAACACCAAGAAGCTCGTCCAGGCCGCGACCACCGGCGGCCTGACGTTCGCCTGATCGGAGGGCACGGATGCCCACGTCGTTCACCGAGAAATA